GAGTAAAAAAATATTTTAGAAATTCAATACACAGTAATCCATAGCTACTGTAAGAGATAGGTCTACTACTTCATCAGTTGCCCAATCGTATTGGCCGAAATCTGCATTTACTATAAAAGACCCTTTGATAATCCATTGAGATACTATATCTCCTACAGGACCTAGTATATCTAACTGTAAATCTTTTTTATAGAAATCTGAATAACCAGCTCTACCTGTTACTGATTCGTATGATAATCTAGCCCATTCCATTACTGCTTGAGCTCCAGAAGGTGTAATAGGATCGTAAAGAACCATATCCATATCAGCCCATTCTCTTTTACCTCTTATTTTTCTATAAGAGTTAATGTGATCTAGTTTGATAGAGTTATCAGTAAATACTGGTGCTTTAGCGTTTTTTACCATAAAGCCTTGAATGCCGGTATCGGCCATACTTAGTATGAATCTATTTTGAACTTTAGGCTCAAAGGCTCTAAACATGATTTCGCTTGAATCTAATACTGCCATGTTATTGTTTTATTATAAATATCGTGTTATTAAATTATGCATCAAAAGTTGCTCCTGTAGGCTCTATAGTAAAGTCTAATACTATAAATTCTGCAGTTTTAGCTGGTTGAATAAATACTTGACCAACTAATTGATTTCTGTCGATTACATCGTTAGTATTATTAGTATCGTCCATTACAACTCTAAAGGAATAAAGACCTTGTTGCTGTACTACTGATTCTAGGTAAGGATTAACAATAGATAAAAATCTATTTCTAGTAGCTATAGTATTTTGTTCGAATACTAAGTTTCTAGCTTGATCACCGAAGAATTTTTTCAATGCTATAAGTAATCTTCTAACGTTAATACGATCTAAAGCAGAAGATTTTTTCTGCAAAGTTTTTTGACCGAATGCTGCAATACCTTGTCCTGGGAAAGTAGCTATTGGATTAACGTTACCATCGTATAAAGTATCTCGATCGGCTTTAGTTAATTTTCTTTCGGCTTGGATTACATTAGGTATACCTCCTCTAACTAGTCCTGCAGGAGCAAACCATGGAGCTGAAGCACCATCTGTAAATGCGTATACCCCTGGTATTACTACTGAAGGCGGAACGTATTGGTTTTTTCCTGTTGCAGTTCCTACTTGAACCCATGGCCAGTATGAAGCTGCATAAGAACTATTTATTTCTCCTGCTTCGGATACTGCTGTAGATAGTGTAGAACCGTAACCTACTGGGTCTATTACAGCGATTGCATCGCCTCTTGTTTCAGCTAACGAAACTACTTTCGCTATTGTAGTTGAGAAAGATTGTTGAGTAAGACCCGGTACTGCTATAATATTAAATAAGTATTCATCTTTATTTTCCAATACTGTTAATACGTCAGTATAATCGGAAGCTACTAAACCTTGAGAGTTAGTAATTCCACTAGTTATGTTACTATAAAAATTACCTGCGGTCTGTACATTACTGCCTACTCCGCCGTGGAATGAACCTGACTGTGCTATTGGAAGTGAAGCAGAATAAGAAACGTTACTTAAATCAACTCCTACTGATAGTCCGTCTGTACCTAAATAGTTTAAAGTCTGAGTGTTTACTTTAGAAACTCTAATATAATTAGACTTATTAATATACTCTCCGTCTACATCTATATAAACTACTCCGTCAGAATCAGTAGTTTTAGTTTTAACTTGATCTCCTATAACACTAGCTATATAATTATCTGCGTTAGGATCTAAGGATAAGTTATTAAAAGTTTCTAATACTATTTTATTCTTAAGATTGTCGTCTCCTCTACGAACTGATAGAGTAAAAGTACCTTTAGTTTTACTAACGTTTGAAATTTCATATCTTAAATTATCTACAGATCCTGATACTAAAGAACTATCTGAATTTTGAACTCCTACATCAGAAGCACCTGTAGAGTTATTAAATATTTCGCCTTTACCTAAAGTTTCAAGTTCAAAAGGATTAGTAGTAGCTGTAGTAGAGTTAGTTCCTCCTCGTAAACGAAACTGTAAAGGTTCTGAACCTGAAAAAGTTGTAGTATTTGATCCAGTAGTAAAGTTAATATCATTTGCTGATGTTCCAGCGCTTGCACCTGAAACTTGTAATACAGCTCCTAAACTACTAGCAGTTATAAAACTTGACAAACCTGTTGCTGTACCTATTTCAGCTGATAAATTAGCTGCAGTACCTGTAGCGTTTGAACCAGTAGAGAAGAAAAATACCAATCCATCGGTATCATCTTGAGGAACAGGGTTAGCTGATGCTATAAATCTATAAGTAAGATTACTAGGTCCTACATTAGTAAATCTAAATTCTTGATTATCGACTGCAACTGTAGCTATAGTTACAGAACCAGTAGCTCTGTTAGCTCCTGTTGATACAGTTGTATTAGTTATAGTAGTATTAGAAGCTGCAGCCCAATTTGAAGACCCAGATACTACTCTTGTAATTAAAGCAGTATTACCTCCTTGTTGAAAGTATGATTTTACTGCTAATGAAGTTAAATATTCTTGTTTATTAGAACCTGATTCGAAAGTTTCTCCAAATTTTCTTGCATATTCTCCATATGAAGTAACCGATGTAGGTATTTCAACGGGTCCTTTTACTGTAGGACCAACGAATGCTGCACCAGCTTCTATGGATGCAGGGGAAATAAATGAAATATCGTTCTCTCTTGTAAAGACTCCTGGAGATATAATAGTTTCTGCCATGTTATAAAAGGTTTATATTCTGTCTTATATAAATATCAATTCTTTTTCCAAAACCCTTTCAGTCGAAAAATAGTTTATTGACGTTAATAAATAGGAAAGGAGGTTCGAAAACCTCCCTTGAAAAAACTTTAGTAGAAAAAAATTATATTACCTACTCTTCATCATTACCTGTATCTAAATTAGGAAGGTCTACTGCTTCAGATCCTGTTGATTCAACTTCATCAACTTCAATTTCTCCAGTTTCTAAATTTATATTTCCACTACCGTACTTAGATTGCAAGTCAGAAGACACCTTATCTTCTTCTTGTCTTAGATTAGTAAGGAATGTTTGTGCGTTAGCTGAACGTTTATCTAAGTTAATTTGAGCTAAAGAAATTTGACCTAATTCTTGAACTAACGCTCTATTATTTGACTGTAGATCTTTAAGTTTCTGTATTTCAGCTTTTGTTAATTTTTTAATTGCCATTTTTAATTTTTTAGTTTATTAATAATAATATATGAATTTTATTTTAAATCTCAAACATTTAGTATAAATTTAATTCTAAAGATCTTCTAGAGCTTTGATAATTTTATTAGAATCGAAAACTTGACTAAAATTCTCGTATGGAAATGAAGATACATCTTGAGCTAATGCAAAAGGTTGATATACGGTTTGTTGTAATAAAGGTTTTTTAGTAAACTTTTTTCGTAATATATTTGTATGTAAACCGTAACCAAATACTCCAGGATTAGTAGTAACCCATCCTACTACTGAAGGTTTATTTAATGAAGCGGCAAGATGCTGTCCAAAACTATCTATAAAAAGTCTTTTTTTAGATAACGTTAATAGAATAGCTATACTTCTAAAACCATCTAAAGCATGTAATGTATCAGGATATTGTTTTTGATCTTTCCTTCTTATATGTACTATCGAATACTTATCTTTAAAATAGTTAATAACGTCTAGTACTACTGGTTCAGGCAAGTCTCTTGTCCAAGAGTAGTTAAAGCCTTGTTTTGGAGGACCTCCATTAGGTTGTATAGCTAATATAGGTTTTTCAGTTTTATAAAAAGGTTTAAAGTAATCTTTCTCGGCTTGAGTTATATAAAGTTCAGGACTTTCTCCGTTGTATTCAAGATCGTATATTTTACACCAAGTTTGAAATAAATGCTTTTCCTCTAAAATAAAATCAGAATTTCTATAAGGGTCTTCTAAAAATACTTTTGCTTTTTGATCTTTAATGTATTTTAAATATACTCCATTTATTTGATCAGAACGAAACGTTTGTTCGATTAGAGGGTTATTTAAAAATACATCTGGATAAGCAGTTACTACAAAGAGCTTACTAT